GTTGCGTCTATAGTAGCTGCCACGATTAATAAAGTAATTTAGTTTTATTGTAGCGTAAAGAAAAAACCCCACCAATATTAGGTGAGGTTTGATGACCACAATTTAATGATATTAAGGATTGGTTCCTGTATCAAGTGGTGAGTTAACGATTAGTTCAACTATAGGAATTAAATCAGCATCGTATGTGATTGCCCAGTTGTTATCGTTAGCTAATGCTGCGTTAGTTGGGTTGTCTGAAGCAGATGTCCACTTAGTACCCATAACGTGATAAGCACTATGGTAATCAACAGACATAACATCTTGCTTAGATAAGATGTTTCTATCTGATTCAATGCTTAGAGGAGATTGCTCACCTTCAAGAATTGTTCCTGACTTAATTAAGTAGCAACGGAACTCTTTTTGATGACCTGTTGTACCAGGGTGAACTGTATTAACTTGAGAGTCAATAACAACATTCATTCCAGCAAACTGGCCGATGCTTGTTTCGTTAACACCGACACCGCCACCACCCCAAGTTACTGCACCACCAGGTGTGAGAGCAGATGTTGAGAATGTAAGCATACCAACTTGATATAAGTAGTAAGCAACAGATGGGTGAACAACTAAAGTATCTAGCTCATCTCCTCTTGTTCCGAGAAGTGATCTTCCTCTTGCAACAGTAGAAGCTGTTAAGAAGTTATCAGTATCAGCACCAGAAGCAGCACCCTTAGATAAATCTAAACAGTTTGAACCTAATGGTCCGAAAGTAGATCCAAACAAACCATCTAACAAGCTGAATAGTCTTGCAGAGTTTAGTTTGTTGATAGCATCTGCAATTTGGTTTCTGATGTGACCCATTGGATCTTCACCAGCAGCCAATACAGCTACATCATCAACAGCATACGCAAAACCTCTATGACAGATGGTTGCGATCTGTGTGTCTGTACCAATCTTTTGTGGTGTCAAGTGACCTTGGTTACTTGTACCCCATGTTGCTGTACCATCTAAAATTTCTTCAGTTGGTGTGATTGGGTTAAATTCTGGAACTTGGATTCTTGTTCCACCTTCTGTTGCGTCAAGAAGTGAGTTTCTTACAACAGCACCAGATTTTAAAAATGCACTACGTTCCTTGATAGCTTCGGAAACGTATGTGCTGAGATTATTTCTCTTAACGATGTCCGCTAATAGGACACCGCCAGAATAATTCTGAAACGGAGCAGCCATTCAGATTACCTTGTTACTTTTGCGATACCCTAGTCACAGACGAGGGGATTAGTTTCACAGAAACTAACTATTTTTGAGCCTCTTGCTTGAGCACTGCTGCAAGCTGCGGATCTTGCTCTAATAGTAGCATTTGTTGTGTGAGGTTGCCCGTTTTCCAAGGGTTTACCTGACCTCCACCAGCATTTGCTACGGGGCTAGGTCTAGCACCCATTCCAGCAGCACTACTAGGTTTAAAATGATGTTCCCAACCACTACCAGGATTCTTGAGACTGCTTATATAAGTATTCAAATCTTGTTCAACTCCACCGTTAAGAATAACTACTTTCCCTTCAGCGTTCTTTTGTAACTTATTTTGTAACAATGCTAAAGTTTGTTCTGCGTTTATCGCTCCAAGATTACTGATAGCTGCTAGGGCTGCTGTTTTTGTAGAAGCTACTTCGTGAGAGTTTTTCATCTCCTCTAGTTGTTGAGACAAGCTAGAGATTTGTTGATCTTTTTCCTGGGCTGTTTTATTAGCTTCCTCCCAAAGAGTTTTCCACTGACCTTGTTCTTCTAAGTCTTTGGTACGTTTTTCTTCTTTCTGTTTATATACATCGTCTAGTTTTCCCTTGATGCCTTTAAATTTTTCTTCTGCTTCAGCAGCTTCTTTACGAGCAGCAGCTAGTTTTGCTTCGTATTCTGCTTTTATAGAACTGAGATCGGGTGCTTGTGGTTGTGAAGGAGTGTCAGCCACGGGCTGTTCAGCAGGAGTCACGGAATCAGGCTGAATGACTTGTTCTTCGATTGCCATAAATTAGTCGGATAATGGGCTGGTAGTTTTCTTTTTAGCAGGTTTTTTCTTAGTTGCTTTTGGTTCGGGAGTAGAAGAAACTTTGGGTTCAACTGGTGCAGTTGAATGTACAAGTTCTACTTCTTCCCATTTCCAAGTTCCGTCAGGTTGCAGAACATGGTCTAAAGATTTAGCCATAATAAAGGTGTACTTATATACTATTGTAGCAGACTATTCAGATTTGACCTCATTCGCTGAAGGTAATACCTCTCCCTGTACTAAAATATCTCTAAATTCTTCTCTATCTATCACATTTTCATTAAATAATGCAGTTAAAGCGGTAATATCTTGACCAATCAATCTTTCAATATCAAAATCTCTACTAATCTTTACTTCTGGTGGTTCAATACCTACATATTCAGCAGATAAATTAAACGCTTTTTGTAGTTTTTGCTCTAGTTCCATAGATACCATCGCCAACATGGAGTTAGTATCTACACGATCTAGTCTGCGAGCATCTGCTGATTCTGCAACAAATTTCTGTTGTGATAATGTACTAATTCCAAGGGTTGCCATCTGCATTTGTAGCTCTTTTATTTCTGCTGATTGAGCATCAAAAGCACTGGAAGCTGGCTCTACATAGTATATTTTGTTACCTGGTTGAGTTGCCATTGCATAGTTTACGCTGATAGCAAGGTCTTTGGTTTGATCGTCATAACCTTCCATTACAAGCATGGGTTGAGATGCAACGTGCAAACTATGAATTAAATCAGCCTGTCTTTGGAAATGTGCAAGATTTAAGTATGCAATGTCAAGTAAAGGTGGTTTACTTACTAAATTATCTGTTTTACCAGAATAAATTGTAACTAAAGGTATTTCGCCAAGGGAAAATTCACCAGATTCTACCTGTTTATAGTCTTTGTCAGATGATCCAGCTTCAAAACTGCCAGCAGAACTTCCGTCTGATACATCATACATTTCCTCTATCTGTTCTTTTTTACGAAATACTCTGTAACTTCCTGGTTCAATTACTCTTACTTGGTCAAATACTTTCTCTCCAAACTGTCCATCTGGAAGTACTGCTTTTTCCCCAAGTCTTACCTGTATCAAGTTTCCATAGTTTGATTCTCTATCTAGTCTCCAGCCATAAAGATTATTTGGATCTACCTCAATCCAATAAGGTCTGCGGTTTTGTTGACGTTCTTCGGCTAGACTTACTGCTCCCGATGGTGCAGGATAATCTACAAGAATGTGGCTTTGGCCGTATGTAAGGGAGCACATTAGTAATCTTCTGGCATATTCATCTAAATCTGACTTTCTGCCATCTACATCTGCTTTGAACATTTCTGTCCAATAAGGATCTCCAGTAAGTGCTATTGGTTTTCTTAATACAAGACCTGTGGCTGCTCTGATTAATCGTTGGGTAAATGGAGAAAATACAGCACGATTTACCCTAGCTAAATAAGCATCGTAATCTTCTCTTGGCTCTAGTGGTAGGAATGTTTCGCTCTTTGTTCGAAGATAATCTGTTCCTTCGGTTACGGCTTTCATTATTTCCCAACCTTTCATCATATCTAGAACTGCCCTTGTTCTAGTAAAAGGACTATCAATACCACCTACAGAAGTAGATGAGATAATATTGGTTCTAATTGGTCCAGGTACAGCGTAAGTCATTGTTTACCATTTAGTGCGGTGTGACCAGTATCTAGCTGTAAAAAATCCTGGGTTGGGATCTTGTGCATTGTGTCTGGCATAGTACGATTTTCTTCTGGCCTTATCCTTGTCGGATTTAGGGTTTTTACCAGCACCAACAACTCCCTGTTGACCAAATCGTATTAACTTTATTTTATCGCCTTTTTTGGCCAACACCACATGAGATTTAGTGGGGTGGCCAGGTGTTTTCTTTGGTTTATTAAATCCTTCTAATCTATTTTTTGTAAGTCTAGGATCTTTTTTACTCATTTTCCTACCTTTTTCATGGTCAGATTATGAGCTTCAGTAAAAGTTTTACCTTTTAACATCAAGTTTTTCATTTCTTCCATGTGCTTTCTGGTATGAGTACCTTTCTTCTTATGCCTAGCTAAAGCATCTTTTTGTCTTTGAGTTAGGGTTTTCATTTTTTCTTCCTCTTTTTCTTGGAACGTACTTTTTTCAAATCGGCAGCAGTAATCTTATCCCGTGGTGGAGCAACCGCAGCAAGTTTACGTTGTTTGCTCGAATAAGATCCTTTAGGCATCAGATGGAAGCGGTAATAGCACCAGTTGTCACAAAACTAACTGATACTGTAGAAATGTCTCCAACAGTTGAACTAAATGAAGTTCCTGTAATAATTCCGTTGAAATTTAATTTTTTACTGCCTGATGTATCTAAGAAAAGATTAAATGTAGCATCGCCAGTATCTTCTGTTGTTAATACATCACTAATAATTTCAGCAGTATCATCTCCAGATGTTGCAGTGTAAAGAAGATCAACAGTACCAGAACCAGAAATTAAAGATCCTACATACTTTCTTGATGTATCTCCATGAGCAGTGCACTCAAGAGTATCTTTTGTTGTATCTAAAGTCCAAGCTGTTGTAGAAGCTATAGCTCCTGCTGTTCCAGTTCCGTTATCGAATGATACAGAGCCTTCTTCACCACGAAAAAATGCCATGATTTCAATAAAAATTTACTTATAACAATATATTACCTTGAAACTGTAACTTTCACAGTTATTTCTTTTTCTTTTTTTGCAAAATATCTGCATCTGCTTTCCTTGCTCCTCCTTTTCCACTGATAAAACTATTTACTCTACCCATTGCCCATGCAGCCATTGGCACGTTTCTAGATCCAGAAGATAAATATGCTCCCTGTCCTCTGCGATACACTTGGGCAAGTTGTCCGTAGGTAAAACGGCTCTTATCTGCCTTTTTTCTTAGTGTTTCTTTTGTTTTTTCGCTTAGTGGTTTTCTTTTTGGTTTCATCTTGAGCAGATCGTGACTTGTTAATAGCTTTTATATCAATATATTCGCCTCTTTTGTACTTTTCGGCTGTTTCTTTTATCTCTTTTGCCTTCGCACTACGATTTCTAGCACCCGTAAGGTATTTACTAGGCACTCCCGTCTTTTTGTCTCGTCTTACTCGTCTAAATTGTCTCACTTTTTCTTGGTTTTTTTCTTCTTTTTCTTTTTCTTCTTCATTGCGGAGTGATACATAGTAAAAAAGTAAACTCTTAGTATATTCTAAACGAAGTTTGGCCTAATGTCTCTGGTTTGACAAGGTTAAATTGCTGCAAACAAAGATACCCAAAAGCATCAAACGCATGATCCACTCCTAGATTTTTATTTGGTAGTCCTGTATTCGGAGCATAAGTTAAAGTTCGTAGTGCTTTTATTAATTCTTTACATCGTGGGTGGATAAATGTTCTACGATCTCCATTTGCATCATACAAAGCTGTGTTTACCGCAGTTATTTTGTCACGAATTTTCCACGGAGATTTTGGACTCATAACTGTAAATCCACTTCTTCTAAGAATATTGTGGTCCGTAACTCCAACCCCACTTGTTTTTCTCGCACTACCGGTTGGATCAGGGCAAGCAATAATTCGTCTATCTACTCCGTATCGCCTTATAACCTCTTCAGCAAAATCCCAAGTTGTTGCTCCCCCCGTCAACATGATCTCATCAAATACATAAAGACAATCGTTATGCTTGACCGCACAAATTCCTGCCATAGGGTCAACGTTAAAATCTAATCCCAAAATTAAAGGCAACATTTGTAAATCCTGCACTTCGCTACTAATATTTTCATCATTGAAACTTACTGCCACCAATCCTGTAAGATTTTCGAAACTTGCCTCGAACTCCTGTTTGAATGTTCTGCTATCTAACTGGGCCTTGGCTGCCTCGACTTCTTCAACTGGAACATTACCCCCGTCTACTGTGGTAAAACTCCACCTCTTCCAATCTCCACTCATATCTTCTGGAACATAGCACCATAAATCGTAAAACCAGCTTGCCGTGCCATCGGGTGTTGAAATGAAAAGTGCCCACCCCTGTTTATCTGCTAATGCTGGTCGGATAACCTGGAACCATACATCAGAATCCATAAAGGCTGCTTCATCTAAAACAACACCAGCTAGACTTCGACCTCTTAACGTGGTTGCATTTTCTGTTCCTTTTAATTCGATAAGTGAACCGTTTATCAATTCAATTTTTAAATCTGTTTCGTTTTTTGATTGTATCCACTCTCTTGGTACGAGTTTTTTTAGTTCTTTCCATGCAATGTCTTTTGCCATGCGGTATGTAGGGGCACAATAGAAATATGTCTCGCCTGGTCGTTTGATCGCAGCATTTACAAGCTCAATACAAGATAAATAAGATTTTCCGAATCTTCTGCCAGCTACCAGTACCCTAAATCGGTTTTTTGCATTGAACACCTCCCCCTGGGCCCATCTCAATGTTAAGTTTTCTCTTGTTTTTACACTCATGTACTACAGATTAACCTTAATTTTGATGGATTTGCTAGTTTTTATCGACTAATTTGCTATTTTAAGGTTATTATTCAATTAATAACATAAGTTTCAGTCCGTGACAGAAGCAATCCTACAGAATTTTGACGATAGATCCGTTCCAAAGAAGAGAAATCCTGGTAGATCGCCAGATATGGTTGTAGAACAAAGGAGACAAAGGCTATACAAAAGACAGTTGGAAGGTTTGCCAGCGAGACATTTAGTGTTGGAACATTCTTCTAGAGAAGGGGTTTGTGTAAAAACTGCATGGAACGATTGGAAAGAAGTTTCAAAGTGGAATGAAGAGGATTGGCAAAAGGATAGAGACAATATGATCGCTAGGATTCAAGCTATGAGAGTTAGACTTTTTGATAAGGCTTGCAAAAAAGGTCAGTTCCAAACTGCTGCCCAAATATTAGACTCTCTAGGTAAAGTAGTAGGGGAGAGTGTAGAGACTGTGAACATAAATGCTCCAGAACTAGCTATACGAATAGAAAATCAAAAAGATAGTTGACACTATTGTAGTATTGTACTATAATAAATAATGTAGAGGCAAATAATTTGTAGATTTATCAGTAGGTTCGGGGTGT